GAGATAACATCTACAACCAAGTACGATGATAATGGGGCTTCACCTACCTTGATAACAAAAGTTAAACTACACAGCCCTATAACTGCCATAGCAGAATTAAACAAAATGGAACGTATTTATAATGACGGCACCACTGTAAATGTGGGTGTGATTGTCAACAGTAAGGATTTAACAGATGAAGAACTTGCCTCCATTATCGAGGATAGAAGCAGCAGAAGAATTACTCAAGAGGCGGCGGGCTCGTAGGAATCTATTACCTTTTTGTAGTTACACCTTTTCAGAGTATCAGTTATCTCCGCATCTTGTGGCCTTAGCAGATGCTCTTGAGCGTATAGAGAGAGGGGAGTTGAAGCGGCTAATCGTATTGATGCCGCCGAGACATGGAAAATCAGAGCTAATCTCTTTGCGTTTCCCCTGCTGGTATTTGGCTAGACATCCTGAGGATTATATAGTCCAGGCTGGATATGCTGAGTCTATTGCGTTAACACATTCTCGCCAGGCAAGGGACATATTTATTTCAAACGAGATGATGAGGTTGTTTCCTGATGTTCACCATCGGCCTGAGAGGAAGGGGCAAGAGACAATAATACCCGAACGACAAGCAGCCCATGAGTGGGGTACTAAACAAGGCGGGTCATATTACGCTGTTGGTATTGGTGGTGGTTTGACTGGTAGAGGATTTAACGTTGGAATTATAGACGACCCAGTGAAGGATGAAGAGGAGGCAGCTAGCCAGACTATCAGGGATAAGATTTGGGATTGGTATCAGAGAGTCTTTAGAACTAGGACAGAACCCGATGCGGCTATCATAGTAGTTATGACGAGGTGGCACCAAGAAGACCTTGTTGGTAGACTTTTAAGACAGGCAAAAGAAGACCCTACCGCTGACCAGTGGGAGATCCTACATTTCCCTGCTATAAAAGATAATCAGGCTTTGTGGCCGGGGAGATACCCTGTAGATATATTGGAGAAGGTTAGGTCGTCTATTGGTAGCAGGGCTTTTGAAAGTCTATACCAAGGCAATCCTACGGTAGCAGAAGGCCAGATAATCAGGCGGGAATGGTGGAAGTATTATAATGAGCGGCCTAACTTCCAAAGGGTAATCCACAGTTGGGACACCGCTTTTAAAGATAAATCACAGAATGATTACTCTGTTTGCACGGTATGGGGGGAAGTTCAGAATGGATATTATCTTTTAGATGTGTGGAGAGGTAAGGTAGAGTTCCCTGAATTAAAGCGGGTTGCAATGTCGTTAGATGCTAGAGATAATCCTAGTGCTGTTGTTGTAGAGGATAAGGCCTCGGGGCAGTCATTGATACAAGAATTACAACGTGACACTAGGATACCTGTTATACCATTCAAGGTTGATACTAATAAAGTCGCCAGGGCGTATGCTATCACTCCGTTGATAGAAGCGGGGAAGGTATTCCTGCCAGAGAATGCTCATTGGCTATTTGATTATATCGAGGAATTGTCAGCTTTCCCTAACGCCGAGCATGATGACCAGGTAGACTCAACAACACAGGCTTTAGCTTTTATGCGTAAGGTAGAAGAGCGCGGGCAGATAATTATATATGATGCAATGCAAGCCGTTGATATGGAGTTATAAAAAGGAGGGAATATGGAAGGAACGGGAATAGTAGGCGCAGGTATATTGGAAAGCCCAAATCTAGGTGTTAAGGTAAAAGTGACCACATTCAAATGCAAGTGCGGTATGTGGATTTTAGACAGAATACTCCTTGCTCCAGGTGATATAGTAACTTGCCCAATATGCGGGGCAGTTTATCACTGCAATGATACAGGGCTAAAAGAGAGGACATAGAGATATTATGAAGAGTTTTGACCAATTATTTATGGAAGCTACCCAGTCGGTTGAAGAGGAACTCAAGATTGAGGACAAGGGTTGGATAACTTTAGGTAGTGGTAATAATGTTATAACCGATGCGGCGCGGATAGTGAATGTCCAAACATCTCGATTGTATTATGCCAAAGACCCGCTAGGTAAGCAAGCTATCAGACTGTGGACGGATTACACTTTTGGCGGTGGCATGACATGGCAGACTGAAGACAAGCAGGTTAGCGATGTATTAGATAGCTTCTGGGATGCTCCTATAAACCGACCTGTCCTATCAGCTCAGGGACAGCGTAAATCGTCTAATAAATTATTGGTCGAAGGTGAGGTATTCTTTGCTATATTCTTAGGGAAGGAAACTACTATACGCCTAATCAACCCGCTAGAGATAACCGAGATAATCTCTAATCCTGACGACAAAGAAGACGTGAGATTCTATCGCAGGTCATGGACAAACGCACAAGGACAAGCTAAGACCTTTATATATCGTAGTGTAATGAATCCAAAGGGTGAGCCAACGGTGGATGCAGAAGGCAAGGAAGTAAGCCAGACAGAGGGGGCGCTTGTTTATCATTTGGCATATAACACAATCGAGCAGAGAGGCAACCCTCTCTTATTGCCAGCACTGGATTGGATTAAACAATACCGGAAATTCCTAGCCTCTAGGGTAGCTATCATGCTAGCTCTAGCGAGATTTGCATGGCACGCTAAGACCAAAGGAGGTCAAGCCTCTATTAACACTGTCAAGGCAGCATTGAATGATAAGACTCCTGATGCTGGGAGTGCGCTAATAGAAAATGCCGGCGTAGATACCCAACCGATTAAGACGGATACTGGAGCCTCGAATGCCTATCAAGACGGCAAGATGTTAAAACTACAGGTTTGTGCTGCTGTAGGAATCCCTGAACAGTATTTTGGTGATGTTTCAGCCGGCAGCCTTGCGACTGCCCAAACTGTTGAACTCCCAATGATGAAGATGTTTCAATCCTACCAGAAGATTTGGGGGGACACGTATCAGAATATAAACAACATCGTACTAGGGAACGCGAACATCCCGCCTGATAGATGGGCGGTTGATATTGACTTCCCACCGATTACGCCTACTGACGCTATAGCGGTAGCAGACGCAATTGGCAAGTTGGCGATGGTAATGCCTTCACTTGCTGACTCCAGGGATGTTCAGCAAATGGCCTTACTAGCATTGGGGATTAACAACACTGATGATGTGTTAAAAGCCATGAATGAGTCTAACCCGAATGTGTCGTTAATCAAAGCATTGAGAGGTTTCAAGGAAAGCATAAAGGAGGAAATATGAAAACAGAGGTCAAAGTATCAGTAATCACATATCCGAATAACAAAGCACCTATAGCCAGAGTTCGGAAGGCTGTATTTGGAGCTGGAGGTAAAGTCCTCGGGAAGTGGGGCCTATCTCGTTCTGGGAGATGGATGAGAATACCAGCAGGTGCAATGTGGCCTGACAATGCGGAGTTGGAAGTTATGATAGGTCAAGCTGCCCCTGAGGAGAGCGCATGAAATGTACAGTTTGCGGAGGGTCAGGTATTGAAGAGTTCGAACATGGGCTTATATCCAGACAGTGTATCCACTGTAAAGGTACAGGGGAAGAGCCTGTTAGCAGAGTTGAACCAGATAATCAGCCTATTGGAAGCTCAGATACCAGCAAACCCACAGAGCCCAAAAAACGAAAGGTTAAGGCTAGGGCTTCAAAGAAAGCTCGCTAAGTATTTCGATAATTTAGAGAAGGCATTCCCTTATTCTAAACTGGCTGGTATTTATAATAGGTATGTAAAGGAGTAGTTGTGGATAAAGAATTTAATCTCCCAAATTTAGAAACAGCAGTAGGGGAAATGCGCAGGGAAGACTCTGGGATTCCTGTTATTGGAAAACGGCAAAGATGTTCCCCATGCCTACGTCTTAGTAATTTTGCTATTAAACTAGGTTTCAATGTAAAATCAGCCGAAGAATTTATCAGGCACGAACTGGGGGAATAGATTGCCATTAGAAGATGATGTCTTAAAGGCTTTAGGAAAGGGTGAGATAGATTTTGGCCCAATACTGGCTTACTTTGGCGAAGATATAAAGTCTACAATAGCTGGCTTACAGGCTGAGACCTACATCTCTGGTACGGCTGAGATGACATCATGGGGTAAGACTAAGGGCGGAATCCCAATATCCTATGAAGGCCCTCCTATTAAGGCAGCGGTAGATTGGGCAGAGAAACAAGGCGCTCGATTAGTCACTCAGATGGACGAGGAGACCAAAAGGCGGTTAGCAGATGTAATTAGTCAAGGCATAAAGAACAAGCGGGGCATACCAGGAATACAAAGAGATTTAAGAAAGGCGTTTACTGATATGTCAAAGTATCGGTCTAGAATGATAGCACGAACCGAGACAGCTAATGCTTTATCTACCGCCTCATTAGACAGCATGAAGGATATGGGGATAGAAGGGAAAGAATGGGTCTGGCCTGGTACAAGTGATTGCGGTATATGCTCTGCGAATGCTGCTGCTGGTGTGATACCAGTTAATCAAGCATTCCCAAGTGGCGACATGGCGCCTCCTGCTCACCCTAACTGCGAATGTGCGCTGGCACCGGCCTTGCTACCTAAAGCAGCAGATAAACGCTTAACAGATGCGCCAGAACAAGTGAAGAAATCGGTTGTTAGTGGTAAAATGTATGATGGTAAGAACTATAACCTAATCAATAGTGACCTTAAGAAAATTTCAACAATGACGCCAGATGAGGTGAAACGAGCTACTGCGGCATCTGTAGACGCTGCAAAAGAGCAACTAGGAAGGCGCTATGGTCTGATAAAACGGGAGGAGATGCGGAAGGCACTAAAACCGACTACAGAATATAGATTGGGTCTAGGGCAAGGGAAACTTGACCACCTTAATGCACTAGATTATACATCGGTGAGAAAGGATGCTGCTTTTAATATGGGTTATTACGAGGGGTATGGCGCATCGGATAGCAACTTATTTAATGACCTGACCACAAATGTCAACTTCTTTTTATCAAAGGGGGCAGTATGATATTACCACCAGCTATTGATAAACTTCCATCTGAGAAGAAGAAGGCTTGGAGAAAGGAATTTGAAAAAGCCTTGCTCAAATATGGAGAGTTAACAGATTATGATTTTTTGTGTGGCCAGGCTGCATGGCACGCTATTCAAAAGAGTACTAAGCGCCAGCGATATTAAGGAGATAATGAATCAAGATAAAGAACTTAAAGAGGAACTTGATAAAATAGACTGGAAAAAGTATCTTGACTATGGTAATATTAAAGTACAGGTGCGTAATGGTAAAGAAACGTTAATAGCCATTGAGAGAACGTATCCAGATTAAAGGAGGGAATTATGGAAAAGGAGACAATGGTAAAAGCATTTAATGAGTGGATAAGGCGGTATATCGAAGAGCCTGGTGAGTTTGAAGTAGAATTTCAAACTGTGATAGAATTTCTACGAGCAAATGCAAATGGTGAAGAACCTACCTATGGAGATAATTGCACAGCCTATCTCCATGAATTAGCCAAAACAAGCTGATTAAAGGAGGAACCTTATGTTAACAGCAGAAGTAGGTAAAATGTGGTTGGAAGGGGCAGCGGGGTTTGGCCTAGCAATGGTGATAGCTGTATTTGCTATTAGGTTTATAATAGGGTTCTTTATCACAGAAGGATATGAGCCATCGCCCAAATCTATAAAAGGCTTGAGTGATAAATTAGATAATATACAAACACTATTAGAGAAAAAGGAGGAACCTTAAATGAGCCAGAATGATAGTATAGTTGAAATGTTATCAGAGCAGAGAGCAGGCTCTAAATTAAAGCGTATGTCAATAGTGCACAGTAACTCATCTCCCTTTCCTAACCTCTCGCAAGTAAACTTTGTATTTGAGGGTGATAAAGATGAGGAACGAGTTGTAGTTGTGTGGGGGAAGGATTTGGGTGTAGGGTTTGGCAGGCAGGAAATCTAAAGTTAAGGAGGAACCTTATGGAAGTAGTAATTGGGGTAATATTATTGGTATTTGTTGTTTGCCCTATATTAGCAGGAAGGGAATACGATATAACCTATCGGGAATATATCGGAATGCTCTTGCATAAGTAGTGATTAAAAAATAAATTAATTCAATTAGCTAGACGGAGGACCCGCAGGCTGTAAAAGGTTTGCGGGTCTTTTTTTGTATTTGAGGAGGGAATAATGCCATATACGGTAGAGAAACCACCTGACGCAATTAAGGGATTACCACAGCATTTAATTGAGATATGGGTTGCTGCCTTCAATGCTGCATTTATCCAGTACAAAGGTGACGAAATGAAATCATCGGCTACGGCATGGACTGCTGTTAAAACTAAATACGAGAAGGTGGACGATAAGTGGGTAGCTAAAGAAGCTGTGCATCCACACGGAGAGCATGTCTGCTATTGCCCTAAGTGTAATGAGGAGATAACCGTTAAAGAGAATGTCAAATGCAATACCCAAGTCTGCCCTGAGTGTGGCACTCGCATGAGGGCGAAAGACATTGGGGAACGGAGGGAATCTATGGACGATAAAAGAGAATCTTTGCAGGCTGCGCTAATGGCCAGGTATGGGGTAGCAGAGGAAGCCTCTCCAAAACCTGAGAGCATAACCGTTGAGGAGGTTTACGACACTGAATTGATTTATAACATCGATGGGCAGTCGTATAAATTGTCTTACGAGGTTGCCGAGGATGGTTATTCATTCGGTGAGCCAGAGAAGGTTGTTAAACAAATAACCTATGAACCTATGGAAGCGTTGCAAGTCGTTTATGCAGAGATTATACAAGAGGCTGGTAAAAGAAACGCCTCGCAGGACTCCGGAAGGATTAAGAAGATTATGGAGTTATGCCAAGAGCTTTTATCATCTGACGACATGGATATTACCAAATTAAAGAAGGCAGTCAAAGAGGCTACCTCGACATTGACTTGGCTTAAAGAGCAAGCCGTTATGCAGACAGAGGATGGGGTTAAATATCCATCGGCTGCTTATGCTTATGTACCTGATGTAGAGAAGTCCTCGACCTGGAAATTAAGGGTATGGGAAGACCTTGATAAAAAAGTTACTAAGGCACAGTTAGGCCGATTGGCTGCGGCTTTATCACCTGGAGGGTTTAGAGGACAGAAAGTCGCAATCCCTGCGGCTGATTTATCAGCAGTCAAGCGCAAGATACGAACAGAATATCGTAAACTTGAAGTAGCTGATGAGGATATACCACGTTGGGTTAAGGAAACAGAAACACGAGAGCTTGTCTATAATTATATACCGTTAACAGAAGCTAAATTTGATAAAGGGCGCGCGACAGTAGTGGTTATCAGGCCAGGGTTCAATTCTGATAAGTCTCGATATTACCCTGCCGAGATGCTGAAGCGTGATTTTGGCGTATTTGAAGGGCACAAGATGTATGCGGATCATCCTACCGTTGAAGAAGACAAAGAACGTCCTGAAAGGTCGATTAAGGATTGGGTTGCGACCTTGTCTGAGGTAACGTGTGACGATAATGGCGTAGTAACTGGAGTTGCCGAGGTTATCGAACCGTGGTTGATGCAGAAGCTGGCCTCATTGCGGGATAGGGGAATGCTTAACGAAATGGGCATCTCCATTAATGCAGTAGGGAGTGCATCTAAAGCAACCATCGAAGGTTCGGAGACTATGGTAATCGAAAAGCTCGTAGCTGCCAGGTCAGTTGATTTTGTAACTGAGCCTGGGGCTGGCGGAATCGTTACATTCTACGAGTCGGACAGGTTTGATATTGACCTGGTTGACCTTGAAGGAATAAAAGATAGGCGCCCTGATTTGGTTAAAACTATTGAGGCTACTGTCAGGGCAAAAATACAACAGGAGGTTAAAAGAACAATGGAATTAGAAGAGAAGGTGAAAGAGTTAGAGGAGAATATTTCAACCCTAACTACTGAGAGGGACGAGCTCCAGGGGAAAATCACTGAGGCGGAGAAGGAAAAGGCGAAGGCTGAAGCGAGGGCTATCATAAAAGAGGCTGTCGATAAAGCTGAGTTACCCAATGCTGCCAAAGAGAAAATACTAGAGAGATTCGCGGATGCGGAGTCTGCTAAAGGAATAGAAGATGCGATACAGTCTGAAATAGATTACATCGCTAAACTATCCGAGGCAGGCAAGGTGAAGGATTTAGGGGCTTCTAAACCCGAAGTGAGTAATGATTCACTGAAGGAATCTTGGAAGAAGCTCAACCCAGAATGGACGGAAGCTCAAATTGAGATAGCCGTTTCTGGAAGGTAAATTAACAATAGGAGGTACAATAATATGCCTAATAATTGGGGAGTATATACTTATGGGGAAGAGGAAGGAACTCAGGTTTCTTCAACCTACGAAGGTAGACACATAACCTGCACGGCTGCTGAACTCTTAACTGATAGCGGTTCTGGGGTAGCTACTAAGGGTCATGCCTGCGTCTTTGGTTTAGTAGGATTGCAGGCCGTGGGTGTCTGTCTTAACACAGGAACACTAACAGACCTAATTGCCATTGATACTGAAGGGATATGGAACTTACCAGTATATGGCAAAGATGATGGAGGGG